TACCTTCACCAGCGGGAATTAGAATAATAGCATCACTAAGGGTAATGCCATCATGGGTTTCCTTTACATCGCCAATTAGCTCTTCGCCTGACGATAATCTTACTAGTTTAATCATTTACGTTTTCTCCAAATTAGTTGTACTATTATATCATAAAACGGGGGCTTTGTAAACCCCCTATCCGAAAAATTGTTCAAGGGTTGAAATCTCTTCAGAGTTCCAGCCAATCGCATTAAGTATTGACTCAATGCCGTCTAGATATGTTTTTTGAAACTGTAGGTCATAATCAATATAGCGGGTTAGCCCAAATTCTTCATGAAGGTAGTCGGGGAATGATATGACATTTTCTTTGATAGGATTTGGCTTTTTAAGATAGATGAATTTAAGCTTTTCACCGCTTTTAATTTCTGTGTATTTTTTGTCCAGAGATAGGTCCTTAATAAGCTTGTTGTAGAGTAGTGCTCCTCGGACATGTATAGGCGTTCCCTTTTTATAGATTGTATTTCTATCTGCAAAATCAGTAACTTTGGTTGTACCCCTAGGAAATGCTATCTCATGGGCTGGAAGAGTATAGAATAGCTTTTTAAAGTTCGCAATTGCTGCTTGTACTTCTTGTTCGGTACCATTAATAATAATGCCAAACATCTTTTTCATTTCATCACGACATGGCATAGGGGTAGAAGACTTAATAGCTTCGATCCCAGTCATTTTGATTTTAGGCTCTGCGTATCGTACGCCTTCGCTATCAAAGACGTTTAAGATATATCGCTTTTTAGCCTGCCAGATGCCGCGGTTGGCAATGTTTTCCCTTTTCATTACCATTTTGTTTTCGATGCCACCAAGCTGATTAAACAGTTTAGCGTATGCTTCTTTCAGTACGCCTTCTAGCTTTTCCTTAGACACTTTATCTAAGAAGTCAACAGGGTTTGGGGGATTAACAGCTTTAACTAATGGGCCTAAGTTTACATACAAAGAGTCAGTATCGATAGCAATAACATAGTCTTTATTAGTTCCTAGGATCTTGTTAATATAGTCATTAATGGCTTTTTCGCCCCATCTAATAATAAGCTGACCAGATAAAGTAATAGCCTCCGCTATGCGCTGGTCAAAAAACCTAAAGTATTTGTTGCCGATGGCACCATAAAGAGAGTTAAGTAGAATCTTAATAGCCATTTGTTTGTTTTCAGAGATGGATATATCCCTTTCGAGCCTTAGAAGTTCTTGCTTATCAGCCTTGTTTATGCCCTGAAGCTCCTGTTGGGAATCAAGCATAGATCGTTTGATTCCTACACGTTCTTCGTATAGGTCAGAAATAATAGCAGGAAATACCCCCATCTTGTCAATATTGAAATACTGTCCGTTAGCACCTAACGACTTGCCCCTGCTATTTGCTATAGAAGGATTAGCTAAGATTGAATCAACGTTTATGTTGCAGATTTCCCCATCTGCTATAGTTTCGGGGGACATATTATATTGCATAATAATAGAAGGATAAAGAGAGTTAAGGTCGAAGGAAACTACCCAATCGTGCATTCCAGTAATAGGTTCTTTAACGTATCCGCCTGGATACGGGCTTCTCATTTTATCAGTAGCAAATGGTACGATAGTCTTTTGGGAGTATAGCTTTCTAAAAATAATAGAATCCCAAATAGAGGTTGTTCCCATTACCTCTGGGTAATTAACGCCGCCTTTATAAGCTATTGTGAGCGCTAGAGTAATCAATCCCATCTTATTTTCGATCCGGTCTACTAGCTCAACGTCCTTAATGTTATAGTCAATAAACTTTTGATGATCTTCCTTATACAGGGTAAAGAGGTTGCCGTGTTCTTGGTACGAGAGTTTCTTTTCGCCAAGAACCACATTAGCAATATGGTCCAAACGATATGACTCTTGAGCACCATAGGAGTATCCAAACTTCTTAAATAGATCCAGATAATCAAGGCAAGAAATGCCGTGGATTTCAAAGGTTTGTTCATTCCTGGTCATCATATTAACTGTTCGTTCGTCTACCATACCCCAGGTAGAAAGTTTGTTAACAAGCTCTGATCCACGGTCAGGTCCAAAGACTCGTATCATCCTGTTAACAAGGTACGGAATATCAAAGAATCTGCAATTCCAACCAGTAATAACATCTGGCGTATTAGAGGGTGTAGCCCAATGGTTTACAAAAGAGGTGAGTAATTCTTGCTCTGTAGAGCATTCTTTATAAATTACTTTGTTAGTTTTCATTAGGGATTTGCTTACATCATAACTGCGTAAACCCCAGACATAGTAGATATCATCGATGTTATTTTTTAGGCATATAGCAGTAACTTCTTTAGCTGCAATGCTAGGTTCGGGAAAGCCATCGTCAGACTGACATTCAATATCGATTGTTGTTACATTGATTTGTGACCTATCGAATTCGATATCATCGCCAGGGAAATAGTCATTAATGAATGATGCAATATGCTTGGTGTTTCCATAGATGCTTCGGCCAGAGACGTTTTTGTTCTGTTCAAGCCATTCTTTGGAATCACGCATTGAATCAAATTGTATTGGGGCTACTGGTGTGCCATCTAGGGCTTTCCAATCAGTAGGGTTTTGGGTAGCTACGAATAGCGTAGGTTGGTATTTGAATTTCCTTTGAACTCTTTTACCATTTTCGATTCCACGGTATAAAAGTTGATTACCGTAACGAGACACATTTGTATAGAAGGCTTTTTTTATCATGCGAGTATTATACCATAATATAGCGAGGTTGTAAACCCCTAAAATGAAAAAAGGAGCAAATTTCTTCGCTCCTTTGAGTTTATTATATCAATTAAGTAGAGGCCATCCAAATAGTAGCA